GGATTCTCTAAAACAGGATATGGATGAGATAAAAACTCTTCTTAGAAATATTATGGATAAATGATTTATAAATATTCCAAGACAGATTCTAATTAGTTAAATAATGGCAGCATATATTAGTAACATAGTAATTGATGCTGGTGCTGACTTCAACCAAATTTTTAATTTGGAGGATACAGCAAACACACCTTTAGATTTAAGTGGTTATACGGCCACTTCAAAATTAAAGAAACATCCTGCTTCATTAAGTGATAAGGCAACATTTACGGTGTCATTTCCAAATAGAGCACAAGGACAATTGAAAATTGCATTGGGGTCTTCTGTCACATCTGCTTTGAAAGCAGGTAGATATAGTTATGATGTATTATTAAATGATGGTTCTTTAAAATCAAGAATTGTTAGTGGAAGTGCTATTGTTACTGCTGGAGTTACTACAGGTTAATTAAAATGGCTGATATAAAAGTCAGAGTCGGATCAAACAACGCTAATAAAGTCATATCTACTATATCTGGTAGTGGTGGAACTTTGGGTGGATTATCAGATGTGGACATATCTGGTGGTTTGCAAAATGGAATGGTTTTAGTGTTTAACGCAGCAACTAGTAAATTTGAAGCAACATTAGAATTAACACCAGGAGCAACACAAAATTTAAACATTAATGGGGGAAGTTTCTAAATGGCCAGCATAATACGAGTAAAAAGATCGACTGGCACCACTGCTCCGTCAACTATAAACTACGGTGAACTCGCAGTCACGATTGCGAATGGAACACAAGGGTCATTAGGTGGAAGACTGTTCGTTGGAGATAATACAAATCCAGATCCAAATCCAATAATTATTGGTGGTAAGTACTTTACCGACATGATGGGTAATGGGCCAGGTGAGGTTAGAGGAAAGGATAATATTCACGGTGCATCAACAGGAAATGGATTTATTCCCATATTAGCAACTGATTATACTGGTCATCCAGGTGGTGGTTCTTCAGGTTTTGGGCCAGCATATGCATCTCAAACTTTACCACGAGTAGATAGTTGGACAATAGATAATCTTACAATTGATGGGAATACAATATACTCAAATGATAGTAACGGACATATAAAATTCGTAACTAATGGCACTGGAGAAGTCATTATTAATGATGATACTAAATTATCATTTGGACAAAATTCAGATTCAAGTATTGAGTATGATGAAGATGGAACAGATAAGGTTCAAGTTACAGGTAAAGGTTGGGTTTTCAATGATGTTCCTGTTGAAATAATAAATCCTGGTGCTGATGGTTTAATTATTGACAATATTGGAATTTCATCTAATGTAATTAGAAGTAGGTCTGGTGGAGGAAACACCCTATTCATTGACCCATATCCAGATGGTTTAGATAGTGACGGAATGGTCATTATCAAAGGTAGTTTACAGGTTGACGGAACTACAACCACTGTTAACTCAACAAATACTTCATTAAATGATCCAATAATGAATATTGGTGATGTTACAAGTAAAAGAACTGTTTTAGCAATAGTTGGATCTGGAACATCTGCAATTCAACTTGATTCGATTGTAGGCATTAACACAGGTGACACAATAAGTGGTAGTTCATCACTTCCAGGTGCTGGCACAACAACTATTCACTCATTTGTTGAATCTGCAGGTATCACAACTGTATTCATCGATGGTCAAACAACATCTGGTATTGGAGCAACAACACAGTTAACAATTACTCACGGATTTGATACTAATACTGATCGTGGTATTACTTTTAATTATAATACAAGCACTGGAGTAGGAAATAACAAGACTGGATTCTTTGGATTTAATGATAGTGTAGGTGAGAATAGTAATGCACCTGAAAGGTCATTTACATATGTTCCTGATGCTACTAATACTGGTAATGTTATCAGTGGTACAAAAGGTTTCCTAGATATAAAAGGACTATATTTTCAGAATTTTGATTATGCAACATCTGGTAATGGAATCCTTTACTTTGATACTCAAGGTAAATCAGTTGTTTCTGCTGGTACAACTGCAGGCATAACTACTTCAAACGCTATACTCACAACGGATGCCAGTGGCATACCGAAGTGGACAACAACAATTGATGGAGGTCAATTCTGATACTATGAACAGTGAAG